ACAGTTACCATCGGTGGAGCAGTTAGTTTAGCTTCTACTCTAAGTGTAGGAGGTGCGGTTAATTTACTTAGTACTGCTACGGTTTCAGGTGCTGCTGGTTTTCTGGGAACAGTCAGGGTAAGTGGTGCTACTAGTCTGGAGGCTGCTGTAGTAATGAAAAGTACAGCAACTGTAAGTGGTGCTGCTGGCTTTTTAACTACAGTCAGAGTAAGTGGTAATACAACTATAGGAGGAACTCTAGATGTAGCTGGTAATGTATGTCTTGGTGGAAATGTAACAGTTAAAGGGGATGTCCATGTAAGCAGTAAAGTATGTGCTAGTGCATTTTATGGAAATGGTGCTAATTTAACAGCTATTGCTCTAGGTTCAGGAGTTGCAGGTACATTGCCAGTTGGTAATGGAGGAACAGGAGGAACATCTTTTACAGATGGTGCTTTCTTATTAGGATCTGGATCTGGAGCTTTTACAGCTTTGGATGGTACAGCTAAAGGAGCAATTATAGCAGGAGATGGGTCAACAGATCCTCAAGCTCTTTCCGTTGGTTCTAATGATCAAGTTTTGACAGCCGATAGTGGTCAGACTCTTGGAGTAAAGTGGGCTGATGCTGGTGGTGGTGGTGATTTTGTTTTAATAACATCTCAGACAGCAGACAATACCGCTACAATTGATTTCACTGATTTTGATAATTCGACATATTCGTCTTATTTCTTCACATTTACGGGTGTAATTCCTATAAATGATGCTCAGGATTTTATGATTAGAACAAGTACAGATGGTGGATCTTCGTATGATGAAGCGGGTAATTATGACTATGCTGGGTCCGGGACAAATGGTGATACTGGTGCCCATATTTGGTACACTACAGCCGACAGCAAGATTAAGATGTCCAATGTGCAATGTGGTAATGACACTGGTGAAAATGTTTGTGGTTATATGTGGCTGTATAATCCCGGTAATACGAGTCTATCTACGGCTGTTAATGGACAGATGTATCAGAAGGCAGGTGGAACTGATGCTCAAAACTTTAATCTCCAGTTTGGAGGGAGGCATAAAACGGCTGCTGATGTCGATGCGCTCAGGTTTTTCTTTGGTTCTGGCAATGTAGATGAGGGTATTTTCAAAATGTGGGGAATCAAATAATGAAAACTAGAGAACAGACTATTGAGAGGCTTGAAGCAAAAGGTTTTGAAATAGTTACTGATCTACGTGATCCAGACCGTAGAATTAAGACGATTGATGGAGTCAATTGCTATTTTTCGGCAGAAGAAGAAACTTTTCGTAATGCCGAAGAACAGGATTGGATTGATGATTCAGACAACCGAAAAAAGGAGCAATTACGATCTATTCGTGAACCTCTTCTTGTAGAAGCGGATCACGCAATTTTCAAATTGGAAGATGCTGCTTCTGATACTTCAGATTGGAAAACTTATCGGCAAGAATTGCGTAATATAACAGAAGCAGATGACTTAAATAATGTGGTTTGGCCCACCAAGCCTGAATCTTAAATATTATGTTTAATCATAATTTGTTAATGGCAGCAGGGGCTACTACTCAACCAGACTTTGGTTTAACATTCATATCTAGTCAATATGAAGAAGGAAGTTATGTGACAGAACATACTTGGTCAGACATTAGTTTTGGAAGTGATAGCAGTGATTTTAAACATGTTATTATAGGAATAAGTTCAGGAGGATCTCGTCCTTTTCCAGACAGATGGTATCCTACAACAACAGTTGCTGGTACAACATGTACTGATCTTATAAGAATAGGATCAAATAATAATGATGGAGGAACATGTTTACAGATAGTTAAAACAACTGCTACATCTGGAGATCTTGTTGTAACTTTTAAAGGAAGCGGTCCTAGAGTAGATGTAGGAATTTGGCAAATGCTTTCAGGTAGTGCTACTGTTAGTGATTCATTTACATCTACAGCTAACCCCGCAACAGGAACTATTGATATTCCAAATCCGGGTTGTTGTGTAGGTATTTTTACAGCTTGGACTTCAAGTACAGCTACATGGACAGGATTAACAGAAGATTTTGATAGGGCTTCAAATGGTGCTGGTTCTGGTGCATCAGATTTCTTTGCAAGTGGAGCAACTGGCAGAACAGTCTCAGTTACTCCAAGTGGAGGTCCTACTCAAAGATCCCTTTGTGTAGCTTCTTTTGGAGAAGCTTAATAGGAGAGTATAAATGTTTAAGTATAAAGATAAAGAAATATTTTTGAATAAAGGTTGGAAGAATGATGTTTAAAAAACTTTTATCTGTAAGTATTTTATTTTATTTGGTTTCTGTATCAGCACATGCACAAGAGAATAACAGTATGCTTACTATGGGAACAATGTTGATAAGTACTCCAATTCATTGCGCTCCTACCATAGAAATTAAAAAAGTATTTGAAGAAGAAGATGTAGTATTTACAGGGTTAATAGATAAAAATAATGTCTTTAAAGTTTTTGTTAATAAAGATAAAGCATGGTCATCAATGCTGGTAAATTCAGCAGGACTATCTTGTGTTTATTTTTCAGGAATACCGGGAATTTTAAAAACAATTAAAAAAGAAGAATTAAAAAATAATAAACTTAATTCTTTGATGAAGGGGAAGATTAAAAAGGATGCAAAATGGAGAAAATAAATGGCTAGTACATATACAACAAATCTTCGTTTAACAAAACAGGGAGATGGGGATAATCCTAATACATGGGGAGAAGTGCTTAATAATGTAATAAGCCTTGTAGATGGAGCTGTTGCATCTTATACAACTGTTTCTATTGGATCTGCTGCTACCGTTACTCTTACAGAAAATCAGGGAAGTCAAGATCAATCCAGATCTGCTATACTGGAATTTAAAGGAACAGTAGGAGGAACTAATACTTCTATTTTTGTCTTGATACCTAATACTCCTAAAACCTATGCAATTAGGAATGCAGTCTCAGCTAACACAACAGCTAGTGATGCAGTAATATTACGGGTAGCTGGTAATACTGGTGTAACTGTACCTACAGGAGGAGTGGGATATTTTCTTACCAATGGTACATCTGTATTTTCTCTTAATTCTGATGGTATCCCCGGTTTAGGTACAGCAGCTACAAAAGATGTAGGTGTCTGTGCTACAAATATTCCTGATACTTCTCTAGCTGATATTAGATATATTCCTACTTCTGTTTCAAGTACAATTGTCGCAGAAAAAACATTTACAGCTTCTGTTATTTTCACCAGTGCTGTAAGATTTGAAGGTAATGTATCTATCTCTGGTGCTGTTAAATCTTTTATAACAACTCTAACAGATGCAGCTTCAATAGCAGTTGACTTTAATGATGGTAATCTTTTTCTGGTAACTCTGGGAGGTAATCGAACACTTGCTGCTCCTTCTAATGCAACAGCAGGACAGACAGGAAGTATTTATGTTATACAAGATGGGACAGGAGGAAGAACATTAAGTTATAATGCAGTATGGCAATTTGTTTCAGGAGTAGCTCCAACTGCTACCTCTACAACAAGTGCTGTAGATCTGTTAGTTTACAGTGCCAGAAGTGCAACAGTTATTGATGCAGTAATGATAAAAAACTTTACAAGGTAAACTATGACAGCTAAACTAGCAAAATTTAATTTTCAGCAAGGGTTTAATAGAGAAACAACCCAATATGCTGAAGAAGGTAAGTGGTATGATGGCAATCGTGTTAGGTTTCGTGCTGGCAAACCTGAAAATACAAGAGGATATGAGATAAAAGTATCCACTTCTTTTGATGGATCAGCTAGAGATTTAATAACATGGAAAGATAATGACAATAAGAAAAGAGCTATCTTTGCCACACCTGATAAAGTATATGAACATGATGGAGATAGAATAACAGATATAACTCCTATCACAACTGCTGTTACTCTGACAAATTGTTTTGGTACAAGTGTAGGAACAACTAGAGTATGTTGTTCTGATGGCTCACATGGAAGGGCAGCAGGAGATTATGTTTATTTTACATCTGCCGCTGTTATTGGAAGTGATGTTACTTTACAAGGAAATGTTTATGCAGTTAATTCTATTGTAAATGCAAATACTTTTACAATATCTGTTTCAGAAAATGCAGGAGCTACTTCTACTCAAGCAGGATCTGCAACCTTTAATTATTATATTGCCACAGGAACTTCTGTAGCATCTCAAGGAGTAGGATATGGAGCTTCTGATTACAATGCAGCAGATCCTACATCAGTGGGTCTTAGCAAGATTACGGCTACTGCTGATAGTCCACTTGTTACTGTTTCTTGTGATGCTGCTCATGGTGGTGTGGCTAATGATTTTGTAGTATTTCAAAATACTTCCATAGATTCAGTTGCAGCTACAATAGGAGGTAACTTAAATCTAACTAAATCGGCAGCAGGTGGTCCTCAATTTACTATTGTTTCTATAAATAGTACACAGATTATTGTAAGTGCAGCAGCTAATGCAAGTGCCAGTGGAGATGTAACTTCAGGTATTAATATGACTGCTTTGATTTATACACAGACAGCAGGAGGAGGTTCTGGTAGAGCATGGGATGAAGAAGCTTCAGCAGATGCCACTGATTTGTCTCTAGATATAGCTCAATGGAGTTTAGATACTTGGGGAGAAAATATTCTTCTTAATCGAAGGGGAAGTAATATCTTTTACTTTGATGTAGATGCTTCTACGACTCCACTCAGAGCAACAACAGTAACAACTTCTCCGATTAGTGTTCACTCTGTGATTGTCTCTCCTAATGACAGACATGTAATTGCAATGGGAGCTAATGAATATAGTGCTACTGCTACAGTTAGTGGAACATTTAATCCTATGTTGGTTAGGTGGTCTGATCAGGATGACAGAACTAATTGGGTTCCTTCCGTAAGTTCTACGGCAGGTGAGGTAGTACTGACAGATGGAACAAGAGTTGTAGGAGCAGTTAGATCCAAGAATGCAATTAATATCTGGACTGATAACTCTCTCTGGTTAATGGAATTTGCTGGTCCTCCTTTTACTTTTAAGTTTCAACAAGCAGGAACAAACTGTGGAATGATAGGACCACATGCAGGGATAGATTATAATGGTGTAACTTACTGGATGGGTTTTGATAATTTTTATTCTAATACCGGACAAGTAGAAATATTAGATTCTACAGTTAGACGTTATGTTTTTGATAGGCTTAATACAACTTATTATGATAAAGTTTATACAGGAATTAATTCTGAATTTAAAGAAATTATATGGCTTTATGTTTCTAATAATGCTACAGAATGTGATAGTTATGTTGTATATTCTCCTGAAGAAGGATATTGGGTATATGGAGATACATTCTTTACCACATTTAAAGATAGAGAAATATTTGGTAACACTATAACTACTGGAGCTACGACTACAGGAAATTTTTTATATAATAATGAACCAGCAGGAGTATTTGATGGAGATGGAGA